TTAAATGAAGAAGAAAAACTTTTTGTGCAACAAAACATAGCACGTCAAGCCATGGTTTCTAGTCAGGATTCTTAGTCTTTCCAAATACATCAGGTAACTTCGTTACTTTAATTTGAACATTAGTTTCTACATCATCCGATGTAGTAGCTGTGTTTGGATTAGCCACATCTAATTTAGCTTCGTCTTCTGATTCGTAATCAGCCCCTGTACTTTTATTTTTTACTTCAACGTGAACTTCTGGTTGTATGATAGGAATTTCTTGTCCTTCTATTACTTGCTTACCAATTTCTTTTGAGTCTTGTACTTTCTTAAATGCCATTAGTTTATCTCCATTAAGCTTACTAATATTTTTACTGCACCTGTTAATTTTATTGCATCAGCTTGTTCTAATACAATAGGTTGCGTTAATACTTCGCTCTCTGTACCGTCAGCTAAACTTTCTTTAAACAACTCTATTTCTAAATTACTGTTACTACTATCTAACATAGTTACTGTTGTTACAATAGCTCCGCCTGACTGATTAGATAAACGAATACTTTTAACTAAAGCAGTTGTTGGTGGTACAGGAGGTTGCGAGTTTTGATTTGCTGTCGGAACAGTGTAAATAGTTCCTGTTGCACTACCTGATCTACTTATAAATAAATCAGCCAAGGAACCACGTCCTTGCTGTCGACTCGTCTTTTATATCTTGCTGATAACCAAAGTTTAACTGTTGTACTATTTGCTCTAACAACCTTGTTAATATATCAATTATAGTAGGTTGATACTCAGGTGTTGCTTGAGGAAATCGTGTCGTTGTAATCTTAGCCATTATCTGCCTCCATCTGGTTGTACATCTAATCGAAGTGTACCATATCTCCATTTATCACCAACAGCGTCACTGTCAATACGAACATTTGCTTGTCTTCCTCTGCCTCGTAAATCAAATTTTTCTGTTGTAGGAACTACAGTTCTTACTACTGTTTGATTAGTCGTTGCATTTGGATATGTTTTAAATTTTAATGTTACATCAACAGATCCTGTAAGATCTTTAAAGTTTGGTATACCTCTTCCTATGTGTAAGAAAGGTTGACCATCAGCAATATCAAAATCACCTGATTCAATAAATGCTGTAATTGGTAGTGTTACATTATCATCACCTGTTTCGTGTTGAAATAATGTTGTTGCTCCTGCTGTTAAACCATTAATAACATTGTTGTTTGCAATTGCTGTTGTTGAATATTCTGTAGCATATGGTTTTTGATACACGCCATAATCTTGCCATGTTGTTCTAGCCAAAGATCCTGTTGACCAACAATTTTCTAAATAATTATAGGTAACATATCTGTCGATTTGTGTAGCATTATTAGAAGTATAGAACCACGTTACTTCATTAAACTCTGAGTTAACAGCAGCAAAAGTTTCTGGTTGATTTGTAATACTAAAGTCTTCAAAAACATAATCTTGTACACTGCAAGGCATTTTAGATATAGCACCATCAAACTTATAAAAAGAATTCTGTGACATCCAAAAGGCAGTACCATTTACATCTACTGCTGAGTGTAAAGATACAGCTCCACAGTTTGCTCCTATTTGTGTTAAGTTAAATGTAAAAGGTGCGCCGACAAATTGTAATGCATTTAAACTTGTATCAGTCCAAACTAATACAGCGTTACGTGATCGTACAGCCGTTATAATTTTTGATCCGTCTTGTATTCTAAAAGACCCTGCTGTGTTTGTTGCTGTTGGAATCCATGTGTTGTAATCTTCTTGTGAAGCAAATCGTAAAAATAAATCATCTTTTGTTGTACTTGAACCAATGGTTGTTTCTGTACCAAATAAAAATACGTGTCTATCAGGCATAGATACTAAGTTAAAACGTGAAACAGTAGGCGCAGAAGAAATAACGGCAGCAGGCGTTCCTGTGCCAACAGATGTATCCCATCTAAACGTATTTCCATTATTAACTGTTGCTAATAAATCTTCACCAAAGTTATCAAAGGACCAGTTACGTCCTTCTATTGTAACGTTAGAAACAGAACGAGCCGTGCCCCATGCTTCTTTACCCCACTCATATGTACCCCAACCATAACCATATTGTGATACGGCTGTACCAACAGATATTTGATAGGTTGCTGTCGCTGTAGCAGTTGATGTTCCTGTACTTGTAGCCGCAGTTGCCGTAGTAATGGTGTAAGTATTAGCAGTAGGAACTGTTAATATTTGATATTCAGCATCCATCGTTGCTGCAGGTATTCCGTTAACAGCACCTGACGTACTTGATATAGTTACAAAATCTCCGACCTCTGCGTTATGACTTGGATCTGTAACTGTCACTGTTGTAGTAGAAAAAGTTTCAAAACCTGTAATTGAACCTGTGTCTCTTATCGGTGTAATGTCGTAAGCAATACCTTCTGTGTAAATATATAATTTTCTATCTGTTCCGATGGCCGTGTATCGTACACCATCTAAAGAAGTCCATGCATGCATGTCTCGTGCAACACCAACTAAAGTACTATTAATTAATTTAATCCACCCACCTATTTTTTCTGGCAAGCCATAACGAAAGCGTACCATATCAGAGTCAGTCCAACGTCCTGCCGCTCCGTACTCGGTATCTTGTTTATCAATGCCAGGGGCAAAAGCTATTTTTGTTAAAGGCATTATGCAATCCTCATAAATCTATACGAAAGTTCACCAGCACCGCCAGCACTAGCACTTGATACAGGTTCTGCACCACCGCCACCACCGCCAGATCCTCTTGATCCAGCTGAAGAACTTCCACCTGCTGGGCCACCAGAACCACCTGATACAGCGCCAGGACCTGCATAAGAAGATCCTCCTACTCCACCAGCTATTTGACAGTTATCTCCACTACAGTTACCTGGATTTGTTCCTGCATTTCCTGATCCGTTAGAATTAAATGTTCCAACAGGGCCAGTATTAAATGTTGTTATATTAAGACCATCAACAGTAGTTCCTGATGTTAAAACTGTACCTGAAATAGTTCCTGTTCCTCCAACACTAGCAGAGTTATTACGTAAAGGTCCTTGCACACCGCCACCAGAAGCCGTACCTCCTATACCGCCAGCCAAAGAAAAAAGAGAACCTGAACTTGTACCTGAAACTGATGTAGCACTTCCACTGCCAGCAGTTTCATTGTATCCATTTCCTGATGCTGTTCCACCAGCGCCTGCAGTTACCGTAAGGGTTTCGCCACCTGTTACTGTAAAAACTTTATCAGATATATAAGCTCCAGAAGAACCACCAGCACCTGCTGATTCACCATTAGCTTTATCATAAGAGGCACCACCTACACCACCAGAGCCACCACCTACAGCAAATTGAAAATGAATAGCATTTGCATTTGCTGGCACAGCAACAGATCCAGTAGATGTAGAAAAAGATGTTGTATCAAATAAAGTAAAGACAGTTCGCCATGAACCACCATCTTTTACATAAACATTTGAAATTGTTTTGTTGGTAAAAGATGTACCATCTCGAACGTAAACTTGAGTTCCAGCATCTGAACTTATTTCACGAAAAGTACCACCATCTTTTACATAAATTGGCATAATCGTTTAACTATATTTGTACCAAATGTCTCCATCAGATCCACCACTTGGTGCAGATGTGCTTACTGTTCTTGTGCCGTTAGCATTTGTTCCTGCCGTAGCAGAAATAAAAGCTTGTACATCACTACCAATAGCAACACCTAAATTGCTTCTAGATGTATCTTTCGCAACAACATCATTTAAGTTTTCTGATTCTTGCATTACGCCAGTAACAGCAGTGCCTGAAAATTTATATTTGATAGATTCATAAGTTGCCATATTACTTCTCCGTTAGTTTCCAACCATAAGTTGCGCCTGAGTATACTAAACTAAAAGCTGCATCTTCGGTTGCTACAGTTAAATCTGCTGTAGCTCCATTAATTTTTAAACTGTTTCTTCCGATTGTTAAATTGTTTGTATCAAATGTACTTGCTAAATCTACAAATCTTACCTCATCTCCTGTAGCAGGAGCTGCTGGTAAAGTAATTGTAAAAGCTCCACCAGTTGTATTAGCAAAGATTTTATCTCCACTTAAAGCTGTATAGGTAGTTGTTTTAGTAACCCACGTGCCACCCGATGTCTGGAGTTCATACCAATTAGTACCATCAGTAGCCAAGAAAACACTTGTTTGAGGATTAATAACATAGGTATTACCTGAAGCACCTAGTCTAGCTGTAACTGTGTAGGCTGTAGCTGCATTTCGTAAAAAATATAATTTTTCTTTTGCTGTAAATTGTACAATATGATTAGCTGCCGCATTTGTAAATATAATAGCAGCTTGTCTGTTTTCATTATCTGCTTGTGTAGCGGGACCATTTGTGTCTGTTAAAACTGTTGTCGTTCCTGATGATATATTCTTTGTATAGACACCAGCTATTGACTGCTCTAATGATTGTGAAAAGTTGTTATTCTTAGTCGTACCCCAAGCGTTTGCTTGATCTCCTACCCCTATTAACTCTATCTGTAGTCTGCATGAATATGTCGCCATAATTTACCTACGCTGCATCTCGCCATGTATTAGTAGCACTATCATCGACATTTGTCCAAGTATTTGTGCCTGAGTCAGGTACCACTTGCCATGCATAAACTGCTTGATCTCCTTGAGCTA